ACGGGCCGCCAGCGGAACCGGAGACGGTGGCGTTGGAGGACTCGGCGCCGCCGAGCGCCTGGATGGCGGTCTGCACGGTCGCGGCGGTGGCGTTGTAGGCGATCGGGCCGGTGACCTGGCCGCCGACGTTGATGGTGAACGTGCCGCCGGTCGGGGTGCCGTTGATGGTGGCGACCTGGACGGCGTCGCCCTGCCGGTAGTACCGGCCCGAGACGCCCGTGTTGAAGAACGTCGGGTAGCCGATCAGCGTCGAGGCGTTCGTGCCCGTGTTGGCGTTGAACGAGTTATCGACGAACAGCGGGCGGCCGTTCGCGTCCACGCTCATCGCAGCCTCGGGCCGCAGCCGCGGGTCCGCGGCGAAGCCGGAGAACTCGTAGCCCGCCTGCGGGGCGTTGACGACCTGCGCGACGCCCTTCCACAGGTCGGCGTAGACGCCACCAGCGTTCGCCGCGGTGGCGCCGATGACCTGCGAGTTGGGGGTCATGCCCAGGTAGTCGGAGAACGGGCCAGCGCCGCCGGACTTGAGGTCCAGGCCGTGGATGGCGGCGTAGTCGAACGCCCGGGAGATCGCGGTCGGCAGGTCCGACTGGAGCTGGTCGTACAGGCCCGCGGCGTTGGTCATGGCGATCTCCTGCGAGACCGGCACGAGCAGCGCGACCTTCTTGCCGGACATCATCTTGATGCCGACGCCAGAGGTCCCGACGGGCTTCTGCCCACCCTCAGAGACCCAGCCTGCGGTGGGCACGTCCAGCGGGACGGGGATCGCGGTCTGCGCGGTCAGCGACAGCGGGACGCGCCGCGCGAGCTGCATGACGGCCGACGTTTCCTCGGCCTTCTTGAAGATGGGGCCGGTGATCGTCGGCGGGAGGAGGGTGGAGGTGACGTTGGAGAGCTGCACGGCGGCCATGCGGTGTTCCTTTCGGGGAGGTAGGCCCTACCGAGGACCGCGCGGCCCTGGAGGTTGCGGTGCTGCGTTCAGCCGCCAGCGATCTGCCGTTGGAGGAACGCCTGGAACTCGGCGGCCGGGTTCATGGCCGGCTTGCCGTTCACGCCGGACCCCTGTGCGGGGTTGGGCGCGGGAACGCGGGGACCGGCGGGCGCATCGGATGCGCGCCGCCAGTGGGGCTTGCGCTCGAGGAGGGCTGCGAGGTCGGCCTTGATGGCGGCCTCGTCGATGGCGCCGTCGACGCCGAGGTACTTGGCGGGGTCGCTGACCGCGGCGAGCGCGTCGGACGGGTCAGCGAAGTCGGCGGAGGCGAGAGTTTCGACCCGTGACGAAACTGCCTTCGTTCGCCAGGTCTGAGCCTCGGTCTGCCAGCGGGTGGCTTCTTCCTGCGCCCGCTGGGTCTCGGTCTTGGAAGCTTCCTCGAGCTTCTTCCACTGCGAGACGATCGGCTCGGCTTCCTTGAGCTTCGCCATGTTCTCTTTGGCGCGCTGCTCCCACTTGCGAGCCTCGGCCACCCAGTCGGTCTCCTTCGGCGCCTCCGTGGGCGTCTCCGAGCTCTCCTGGGGCTGCTCAGGGTTTTCAGGCATGACTCAGACCTCCGTGCGGAGTGGGGGATTCAGCCGTGCGGCCAGGTGGTGCGGTTACTTCTCGGGGGCCGTGCGGCCCTCGACGGCCTGCCGGAACGCGATACGGGCTGCGTTGCCGGACTTGCCGCGGGTAGAACTGGCCCACAGCGCCTGCGCCTGCCGGACGGCAGCCGAGGGCTCGTAGGCGTTGAACACCGGCTCGACGTGACACCGGCAGTTGTCGTGCGTCTTGAAGCCGCCCGACGCCTCGGAGCGGTAGACGGCGCCGCGGGTAGCGAGCATCAGGCAGAACGAGCAGGCGCCGGGCTCAGGGATACGAGCCCAGCCCTTCGCCTTCCGGTCGCGCTCCGCGTTGTCGATGACCGTGTTCCGGCCCGCGTCCAGCACCAGCCGCTCCGAAGCGGCAGCCAGCCGCGCCTTTGCATCAGCTATCGCAGAACCGGCCGACGGGACCTCGGTCGCGGGGGCCTCGGCGACCTTGACGGGCGCCTCGATGACCGCCGTGCCACCCGCTTGGGCATGCGCGACCACGTTGCGGTTCCACAACGGTTGCACAGCCCAGTCCACAGCCTGTGCGATCTGCTCCACGGGAGGCGGATCGGCTGGGATGGCCCCGAAGCTGCCCGGCACACCTGCTGCCGACCGCTGCAGCTTGTACTGGCGGGCCGCGAGAGACGCTGACGCCTGCGCGTACCGCTGCACCTCGAGTGCGACGGCAGCCTTGAACGCCGGCAGGCTCGAACCCAGGTGCAGCAGATCAAGCGACGGCCATAGCCGGGCGATCGCCTCGCTGACGACCGCGGCCAGCCCGACCTGCGCCGCCACATGCGGCGCAGAGTCAGGTGGTGGCTGGCGGGGGGGCTGCGGGGGTGGCTGGGGAGACGACATTGCCGGTAGTCGGGTTCACTGCGCCCGCGGCCTTCGCCGCGGCCGGGTTGATGTCGCGGGCCACCGTCATGTCGACCCGTGCCTCCTTCGCCTGCAGGCTCGTCGCCAGCTCGGCGAGCACCGACGCGCCCGCGTCGACCTTGCGGTCCACCTCGAGCCGCGCCCGCTCCACACCGGACCAGCCGAGTGCCTTGAGCGTCACGTCCGACGTCGCCGGGATCGCACCAGCAGTGATCTGCTTGTAGATCGCATCCGTCGTCGCGGCTGGGGTCGGGGTCTTCGGGTCGATCCAGTCCGTCTCCAGCAACTGCATCTCGGCCGGCACCTTCTGGCCGTTGTTGGCGAACCGCCACGCCAGCCGCATCACCGTCTCCAGCGGGCCGGAGAACTGGTTCTGCACCTCCTTGGCGCGCTCCACCAGCCCGTTCTCAGCCAGCCGGATCGCGTCCGCCGAGGCGGGGTTCGCCGTCGTCGTCAGACCGAAGTAGGACGGCGGGTAGCCGGTCGCCGACGCCATCTGCTGCGCGTGCGAGTCGATGATCTTCGTGAACACCGACGGGTCGAAGGCCGTGAACTGGCCGACGGTCGGCACGTTGCCTTCCTCGTCACGCTCGAACGCGAGGAACTTGCTCATCGTCATCTGCATCGCCGTCTTGGCGTTGCCGGAGGCGTCCACGAAGTCCGACTCCTGCGCGCCCATGATGTAGCGGTGCGGGATCGAGTAGAACTCCCGCGCGATCTCCATGCCGAGCAGTGACCGGCACGCGGAGTCCGTCGTCGACATGACCGCCTGCGTGATCTCGGAACGGCCCTCCCGGTCGGCCGTGCGCGCCCGGTTCACGAACCGGACGACCGGCACCTCACCGAAGTTGTGCACATCCCGGTCATCTACAGACCAGCCGGTGCCGTTCGGGAACTCCCGCGACATCGAGATGGTCTGGTTAGGCAGGTACAGCACCGCACGGAAGACGCCCTCGACCTCGTATGCCTGATAGGCGGCGGTGGGCTTCCGCGTCCGCGGATCCCACGTCATCGTCATGTTCAGCGGCGACTCGACGGTGATGAGCGGGCTGTCACCCGGCTCGTCAGGGGAGCCGACGATGGCGTAGGCCCGGCCGAAGATCAGCGCGTCCAGGAACGCCAGGGGCATCTCCGCGTCGAGGTCGTTCGCCTGCCAGTGCGTCCACAGCTCGTCGTCGACGTCGGTGGCGCCCGGCAGCCGGAAGCCGTCAGGGATGGAACGGCGCAGCAGCGGGTCGATGCAGCGGCGCGGCCAGTCGACCACCGTGCGGATCCCCGACAACTGTGGCGGCACTGAGATGCCGAGATCCTGCAGCCGCTGCGTCCCGTTGTAGTAGGCGTTGTGGATGAGCATGGGCGTGCTCAGGTACGTCAGCTTCGTCGACAGGCCCGTGACCAGCCGCTGCTCGTCGTCGGACAGTTCCGGGATCGACGGAGCAGGGAACGTCGCCCCAACCTGCGAGGGGAGCAGCGAGACGCCGGGTGCGGTCACGGGGCTCCTCTCTCGGTCAGCCGATAACCGGCGGGTTCAACGGCGCCGGGATGCCCTTGGTGGTCACGAGGTTCGGGTCTGTTTCCATCAGTCCAGGGCCACCACCCGACCCTTGCCGGGCATCCCCGACTTCTGGACCCGGGAGAGCTGCACAATCCGCCACAGCATTCGGGAACCGGCGGCGCACACGGCGAGGTCGATCTTCTTCGCCGACTCCCGGTTGTCCTTCCGCAGCGACACCCCGTAGCGGTTCGGAGCCCGACGGGCATTCACCAGATGGCGCTGTAGCCACGACGACGGCCCCACTTGGTAGAAGCGGAAGTCCCCGGACTGGATGTCGGTGTCGAGACGCTCCACGGCCGGCACGAATGTCGCCTGATGGCCGGGCGTCGACATGTCCCACGCGACCGCATGTAGCCGATCACCTGATTTCGTCGCCCAGAACTTCAA